ATGAATTAAAAGGCTGATAACGGCTGTAAACATAACCCCAACTATAGTAGTTCCAATGGTTATCATTTGTTTATTAATGCCACCTGTCTTATTGGTGATACTGTCTTTAATTTCCACAACGTGACGCTCAATGACCGTCATACGCTCATCTAGATTGTCTAGTTTATTTTCCAAAGCTGCATACCTTTCCGCACAAAGTTCTACGTGCGCTTCAAGGTTCTTCTTTTCAATGTCGGTGGTTTTGCTCATATTACGCCTCATATAGCGATGCTTTAATTTGTTGCCTAAATGTGCCGTGAAGAGAAGCCTTAATGGTGCCGTGAAGAGAAGCCTTAATGGTGCCGTAGCATCAACTAATATTTAGTTCATCTACAGTAGAAAAATATATGTTTTTTAATATCCCATAGCTATGAAAAATCGGCAGCATGAACCTAGCAGATTCGTCTAGCCCTGTGATCACTGGTACTTGTTCGAAATCTTCATATAATTGATCCACAGTGTAGATATTTCTTTCGCTAGCAAATTTAAAAATCCAAACTTTTTGCATGGTTTGATAAAATTCTCCAAAAATTTTATTGACGCCATCTACATCCGATAAAAGTTCAGGTCCTCCCAAAATTATAGGTTGTGTTTTTAACCCCAGAACCTGTAATACTGTTTCCCAATTACGTTGTTGATCTCGTGCAGGGCTGTCGCCCCTTGTTACATTAGTAGGTGTTATATCTACTAGAGTTGCACAGATAAAAAAGTTCATGAAAATATTTATAGCCAACAAAAAAGGCACTATGAAAGTGCCTTTTTGTTTTAGCTTACGCTAAAATTACTCAGCTAGACGTAGGCCAGGTTGTGTAACAACAACACCTGTTGTATTGTATCCGCTGCTGGTAGCAGAACGAATATTAGCTTGTAGGTCTGTTGCATTCCAAGCTGATTCTTCAACAAGAACGCTTAGAAGACCGTTTGTAACTGCACCGTTGTTTGCTGTACCAACTTGGTAAGCCAACAATGTAGCATTCAATCCAATTGTACGTAGGATTGTTTCAACGCCTTCGCCTGTACCAAATTGTGTGGTCATAGAGACGTTAGAGTTAATAGCAAAAGCCTGAACTGGCTTGCCAATACCTGTGCTGATTAAAACGTTTGCGCTTGCTGCTTCTGTGCTTAGAGCAATGTTACCAACGCTGACTACGTTTTGTGCATTACCATTTGTACGTGTAAAAACTGCCATTTTATATTTCCTTTAAAAATTCTGCGAATTAACGCATGTAATTATTTATACCAAAGTTATTTTTTCCATTGTTTAGGGGCAGTAAAATTAGCTTTGCTGAATTCAATTCTGTCAACTAATTTGACCGCACCGCCGTCATGCCCTATGGCAACAAATCCTTCAGGTGCTGTTACACGATATCCATTGTCAGTTTTTAAAAAAGTGCCTATATTTTCAATTTGTTGCATCTTCTGCAATAGCATGACTTTGGCCTCAATTATACGTTTATATATGGCAAGAATTCCCAACAATATGTTGCTGTTGTCAGCCATAAATTGTTCTTTATCCTGAATCTTTTGTATACGGGCAGCAGCAGCAGGGCTGTCAGGCCCGCCTTTTAGTTTAGCAATCTCTGCTTCCATCTTACCTTTGTAGAATGTCAAGAAATTCTTTAAGAATGAAGTGGGGTCGCCCACCTGTGTGCCACCACGCACCATGTTATTAATGAAAGGTTTGATATATGTGGCAAACTCTGTCATTTCTTCGTCGCCGCCTTTGGTAGTGCGGCCAGTAAAGATAATACGATTAAAGTCTTTTTCTTTAATTTTCTTAAATGTTGTTGCAGCAGCAGTCAGTGTACCCTTGATTCTTGCATCTTCGTCGGGTGTTAAACTGGCTCTGCCTGTAAAGTCTTTATATGTGGCATCGTCATACCAAACAGCACTGTTGGGTTGTAGGCCGGCTACTGATGCTCCAAATACAGCCTGCATATTAGGCAAACTATCTCCTTCATAGGCTGTATGAAAAATTATACCTATTTTAGCTTTTTCAATTCTTTTGCCCAATTCACTGTTTACAGGCACTGCATATGTAATGGTGTTAGGAGTAAAAATATAACATTCTTCGGTGCCTGCACCACTGGGCAAAGGAGCAGTCGTTACGTCTCCAGGAGTAAACATTAGATCACCTTGTAGCACATTGCCTATGCCCAATTTACTCAAATATTTTAAAGCAATGGTAAGCTTAGTGGCCAGTCCTTCTTGCGCTCCGTAAAAGTTCCTAATGTCTTTTGCGCTCTTGCATAGTTTAGGTTCATTTTTAGAAAATACGCTTTTTGTACCTACAAAAAATTTGCCATCTAAAGGATCAGTACCGCAGATGATAGCAGGAGCACCGTCCCACTTTACTGTAACTTTAACTGGCTGACCTTCTCCCTGTGCAAACATTCTGCGAAGACCTTCCATATAGTTAAGTGCTTTTTGTGCGCCCAAATAACCTTCATTGTAGACAAGATCTTCTACATGTTCTAAGTGTACATTTTTACCTTCTGCTGCTTCGCATAATAACCATGCCGCAGGAGCTTCTTTAATTTCAAATAATTTCATAGTTTACTTAATTGTTTATTTAAAAACTGTGTCATTTCGGGGCTTGCTTCTTTTTTGCTACCAAGATACACCCACCTGTCGTCGTTAGTAAGCGCATAATCTGTGTTTTTATATCGCAAAATTAATGGATCAGCAGAATTGACTACACTAACTCCAGGAGTTAATTCTGGACCTTGTTGCGTTTGCTGTGCTTGTTGTGCTTGTTGAATGGCCTGCAAAGATTGATTTTGAGTTATCCATACCACTGCATTGGATCTAATTTTTGTTAACTCTTTAAAATAATTCAGTACAGTTTTGCCATCAATTTTGCTAGGTAAAGGTTCATACTGCACAGTTTGTACTATATATGCCTTTACAGCATCGTCCTCGCCGCCAGCAAAAAATTGTAATCCAAAATCACGTAAAGAATTTCTGACAGATGTGGGATTAAAAGTTGTGGGATCGTTTAGATCAATGCCCGACTGTGACAGTTGTACTTCGAAATTTGCCAAAGCTTGTTGGGGCAACTCTCGATTTACGGCGGCCAAATTCTTAGTGGTTTGATTTAATTTACGCTGTGCTCGCTGTTTTAATGTGCCGACATCGCCCGAACCGCCAGCCAACCTATCCAGTCCGTAGACGACTCCGGTTGCAGCGCCACCTGCTATTTGACCAATGCCGCGGCCCACATTCTTAATACCCTGCCATACCCCGGCTTCAGTGATAACTTCATTTACTTTCATTGGAAATCCTTTTAACGCCACGACTAAATTTAGCTGTGTCCTGCGACCTGATGCTGTTGATTAATCTACGTTCTAACTCTTCAGATTGTTCTTTATCGTAGTTTTCGCGAATAAAGTTGATAAGATTTATGGCGCCAGTGATGACGTGATTGGCTCGACTTTCCACAAGATTTTCTTTGTCTTTGTGTAATCGTAACGAATCTAGTTCTTCTAATAAACTACGAGTTTTTTTCTGCAAAATACTGGCTCCAGATTAACTATATTTATAAAATTTGAGTTAGTTCTGGAAACGTTTTGTGCTGGTACCGCACTGTAGAAAACAAATAAGATTATACATTATTCTGCTTTCTTTAACCCTGCCAGCATTTGTTTAAGCTTTGCGTTTTGGGCAGCACCGCCACCAATTCCACTGCCTGCAGGTTGTTCCCACGCTGGTGTGCCCGTTGCTCTTTCAAATTTCTTCGGAGCGTCTGAGTCATCTGCGCTAGTAGATCTAGTTTTAATACTGTTCATAATACTGCCAACTTGAGGTTTAACTGTGCCCGGAGTACCCTGTGCATCTTCTCCTGGGTCTGTAATCCGCAACGTGTCAAGGTCATAGTCTAAGTCTACTTTCATTCCTACACCGCTGCTACTACGAGTTTTCATCAGCTGGATTTGATAGCGACCACGCTCACGCATAGCTCTGGATGTAAAGATTCCAAATACATTGTCCGCTGTATTAATCTTACTAATACCACCACTGATATGACTGTGATCAAACTCAATCTCCTCAACTGCACTTCTATTTAACTGCGATGCAGTGATCATTAATACGCCAAACTCTTTGGCCAAGTTTCTTAGTTCTTCAGACACGTACTTGTCTTTGACAAACAAATCGTTGGGACTGACTTTGGCACTGACAGGCATAACAAGATCCAAATAGTCTACCATGATAAAATCTGTTTTGCGGCCAGTCTGAACTTCAAGTTCTTTGAGATATGCACGAATCTGGTTTACATTACTCTGCGCTGGCATGTATTTGATTCTCATGCTGCCAGACTTTTTACCCAGCATGCCAATCTTTAATTCCACTGTGTCCAGTTCTTTAAAAATTTCCCTAGTGCTGACATTTGCGGCCATACTGTCAATACGCATAGCGCACAGTTCTTCGCTGAGTTCCAACGTTAAAAACACACCGTTCAAGCCAGCAACGACCCAATTTAATGCAATGTTTTGCATGAACAATGACTTACCCGAACCCGATCCACCTGCAAAAATGTTTAGTTCTCCTCGGTTCATGCCGCCAAACAATCGCTTGTCCATTGTGGGCCAGCCTGTGCTAATTTGCCCATTGTTGCTTTTAATTTTCATCAATCGAGCACGGGGATCGGCAAAGTAATCTGTGCCCATGTCTTTGGTCAGACTAATCTGTACAGCATCTTTGATAATCTTTTCAATGGGGTCAAAGTCCCCCTTTTCAATCATGTCTGCGGCTTTGAGCACTGCCCGCTCTAGTTCATATTTTTTAGTAAAGCCCTCGAATTCAATCATGAACCAGTCATAGTGATTTTCTCCGAGATCCGGAACAGGCTTTAAATCTGTGCCTGTGACTGCTCGAATTTGTTCAGCAGTGGGCATGGCTTTGTGTGCATCAACATGCTCTTTGATAAACTTGGCAGCAGACTTTAAACTGCGATCAAAATTTTCTGGGTTATAGATATTTTGAACACGCACATAGCTTTCTGAATTTTGTAACATCATTTCCAAAAATAGAGTCTGCAGTTGAACACTGTATTCCTTATTCATTGTTTTCCTTTGCAATAATTAAAATGCCATCTATTAAAATTGGGACCATCTTTTCCTTCTTTGTGGCAATGTGGGCATTGCACCCTGGGACTATTTTTATATTTTCCATACATTCCATTATTTTTTCCACTGTTTGCTTTTGATATTAATTCTTTAGTATCTAAACTTTGTTTTTTTCCATGCATAGGATTTTTTATCCCAGCACGATCTGGGGCAATTTTTTTCCAAGTGTCTGACATTCTTTTCCGTGTTTCTATAGATTTCGGTGTTGATATTCCGATTTTTGAATCTGATATTTTTTTCTTTGTTCCTTCAGAATGTTTTTTACCTAACATAGGTTTTCTTCCCTTACTTTTCTCACCGATTTTTTGTTTTGTTTCTTCTGAAAAAAATCTGCCAGTCAAAGATTTTGATAATTGTTTACGCAATAATTCATATATTCTCGCTGACATTTTATATCGACGTCTACCATTAATCATTGTCATTTGCCATGCAGCATAAGCCATACGATGTTTATCCTGTTTTGATACCATCTTTACTAACAGTAGATGACATATAAAATGTTCCTTTCCTGTTAAACTGACTAAATTTTCTTTCGAGTTATCTCCGCCCAAACTTCTCGGGACGATATGATGTTTTTCTTTATAAATACCATCAGGAAGGTTTCTATTCTTAGATTTTTCTATAATATTCCAATACCACTTACTGTACTTGTTTTCGATAAAAGTCATAGTTTTATTTCCTATACTTTTATTTATCATCAGTTCTAAAAATACCTTTATTTGTTGGTCATATTTTATTAGCTAATAATTTAATTTTTAATGGGTTGGATTCTCTTGCATCCAGAATAGCTTTCATAACAAACAACTTTCCATACAATTGAACAGCGTGATTAATGTCTTTTGCAGTGTCTTTCCAAATAGGGTAACTCACTGACCACCCGTATTCTATTGCACGATCGATAGTTTGTTGCCCGGGCCATACTTCCTTGCCTTGCTTATTGACATGTTTGTCAAAGTCTGGAACCACAATTACTTCTCGACCCAGGGATTCTATCAACTCTGCTTGTTGTTCACTGATGTCATTGGTCTGTGTGCTCACGCCATCTACACTCATTGCATCAAATGGGCCTTCACAGACAATGACAAATTTGCTGTCTGACCGTTGCTGGTCTAAGTTAAAAACAAAATGTGCAGGGTGATCGCTGTGATACTTGGGTTTTATGCCGTCACTGAATGCTCTGGCTGTGTAACCCACTGTGTCGCCTTTGTATTTAAAAGGAATGATCACACGGTGTGATAATTTATATTCTACTTCCGGAGTCCAATAAAATTCATATTTTCTCAAGTCTATTTTTCGATCACTGACGTAACTCACAGCGTCCACAAACGGTTTGGGAAAATTTTTATCAGCCAATTCATAAAATTCAGCCAATGCCATAAAACTCAAAGATTCTTTTGGCAATGCTCGGGCAGTGAACGTTATTTCTTCTTCGACTGGTTTAACATCGGCGGGATCAATTAAATCTTTGATCCTCAGTGCTTCAACTACCAGTCGTTGTACTTCGTTGGTATCTGCCCCCAACCAGCTGAGAAATTTTCGATATTTAAAACTAAGAGGTCTACCCGGAGTATATCCAGTTTTAAAACCACAGTTAAAACAATGCCAGCTTACACCGCCATCAGGATTGGTAATAATTCCGCCGCGCCCTCTAGTGTCTGGGTTTTCACCGTTATGGTGGCAGCAGACCGCATTGAAACTTAACCAACCACTTTGGCTACGTTTTCGATTCGAAGGCAGTAAATTCAGCGTGTAATCTTGAACCGCATTAAACATCTTTTAATTTTAAATGATTTTTTGAATAAAATCAAACTCTGTGTTGCCAATTATAATTTGGCATACAAACCAGCTACAGTGCTGCTAGTAGAGAAAAATTCAATAATGTATGTAACATCGGAAGAACCACTTATGGTAGCCGACCCAGTGGAGGTTTGGTTAGCACTTATATTGCCTAAGTTTAAAGTGTCAACTCCTGTACCAGTTGTTTTAGTGGCCATCAGTCGGATACTACGGCCTGGTATAAAATTGCTGTAATTTACAGTAAGACCGTTGCCCCAAAGGCATTTCACTATATCGTCAGTGAGAAAATTTATTGATATTGTTCCACCATCTGCAATAACACCGGCCTCTCTAACAATATGAGTGTAATAACCCGAATATGCTCCACTTGCATTAATATTACCAACAGTGATATTGCTGTTGATTGTAACGTTGGTTGTTGTAATATTACTAGCTGCAATATTACCAGCAGTAATATTACCTGAGGTAGTAAACTTAGTGGCACTAACACCGTTTGCTACATTAATGTTGGCTACTTCGACACGTGATGCAACTGGACTACCAACTGGAGTAACAATAAAATTTATACTGCTACCCTGAGCTGTGGTAGTTTGATTTTCTAGAGCACGAAATTGCATTTGTGCCATGGCCACATTACCCATGCCAGCGTTAGTAGCAGCGGTGGCATTAAATCTTAACACATCTTGCCCAGCAAGGACTTGCCCTGGAGATGCAACATTACCATTGTATCGGCGACCCACAAAACTGGCATATTCTCCGATGCTGTCCATATAAAATCTAGCAGATACGTTAGGATTTCCTGTTAACTGCAACATGGCGCCAGGTTGACCTGGTGTGAGATAGGTTCCTGTAGCAGATCCAATAATTTCTATTCCGCCCTCAAGAGGATCTTCAACAGGCACTAAAATTCTCAGCTGGCCGTCACTTTTAGCTCGGAAGAATGGTTCTGTTGAGGGAGGAAAACCGTTGGATTTATAAAAATTTACCCCGCCAACAAGATTAATATTTGCATTTCCGCTGGATTTCAAGTACATGTTTTCGTCGACATTGACTATACTTAACACATTATTGTTTGCAGTAAAATTACCAAAACTCACTGCGAGATTGGCACTGTCAATAAACAGTTCGCCGGTATTGCTGATCACAACTCCTGGGCCAGCTTTAATTCCACCAACAACAGTATTCGATGCAATAGTATACGGAACAGGTACGCCACCAGAGGTAATTCCGTCAGACAGTCTTATAACACCATTGGCAAAATTATAGAACAGAATTCCTTCTTCGCCCACATATGTTGTAGCGTCTACAGTGTTTACTCGGCTAGCCTTAATTTTACCTATTGCCATTTAATTAAGCATCCAGTACATCATTATCGTCGCCGGCATTGTGCATAACACCTGCAAGCTTTTTAATTTCTTCGAGTTCTTCGTCAGATTTATCACCTTCGTTGGGTCCTGGATCAAACCCAGGCTCGCCTTCATCAAAATAGCTGTTAACATCAACTGCTTTTTTTAATAACTCAAGTTTTTGCTGTAAAGGTGCTACCATTGTTCTGGTATCAGTGTAATCATCTAAATCGGGTTCGACTCGATGCAGTCTGCCAGACACTGTGATATCTGCTGGTTGTTGTTCGTTGTTGCCAAATGCGGCCAGCATATTAGCTGCGGCTTGGATAAATTCATGTGATAACATTATTACACCTATTTAATGCGGTTAAATTATTTATCTTAATTCTACAGAATAAATTTATGTAATTTCTTGCCAACCCAATTGCGCTAGCGTGTCTGCATTATTACTGGTGGCAGTCATTGCTAAAGTTACTACATCGCTGACATTTGCCAGGGTACGCCCAAGTTGGAAAGTAAACACATCTGAACCCAAATTAATATTATCTCTAGAACTAGCATATCCACTTTGTAGTTCTGCGCCGCCAGAAACTGCTGTAGCATTTGTGTCAAAATTCACACTGCCTGTGGCACTGTTGCCGGCAAAATTTGCATTAGTCAGCGTAGGATTTAATAAAAGCACCCATCTATAGTAATTTACACTGGTACTGAGTATATCTACTTGTCTAGGTAAAACTACACTGTCTAATCTGTTGCTGTTCAGTCTGATGCTAACCATCGGATAATAGACATTACCTGTGGTTAATCTTTTTACTTGAATTCCTGTGCCCGCAGATTCTGTGGTCGAAAAGTCATTGAATCCGCCCTCGCTCATGACAGTGCTACAGATTTGTCGCATAGTAGAATTTGAACCAGTTGTTCCTGAATTAAAAATTTCGTATCTAATAGGCAATGTAGCTGTACCCATATAGGTATTGGTGTTCCCAGTTTGATTGGCATGATTAAAAATATGTGCTATTACAAACTGACCGTTAATTACAAAGCCAGTTCTGACGCTGCCCACTCCCAACCATTCTAAATCAGTATAAAAAATGTTAGTTGTATCGACATTGAGATTTACATTGCTAGTTCCGGTACCATTCAACGGATCTACGTTCCAACTGCTTTGCGGTATACGTGTTTCAGTTAAGTTACCTGAACTAGTACTGCGAATAACCATGTTATATGTCGTGCCATTTGCTTCGAAATATACACCATTTTCTCTGCCAAAAAATCCAACTCTTTGTGTTAGATTTGCTTTGGGTGTTTCCATACAGAATGTGTTAAGAATTAGAAGACTTTTACCTGGTTGATAAGGAAATACTCGTTTTGTTTCTCTTACTATGCTGTCTATATTTGCAGTGCCCACAGTAAGTGTGTATGTGCTACTAGCAGCATTATAAGTTATAGTTTGACTTCCATTGGTGCCATTACTGAATTGATTGTGATCATAGTAACGAGCTTTGGTGTCAAACAATGTATAGGGCTCACTTATACGCATTCTGCCAAATGCATCTATCTGTCCATTGGTGTTACCTGCTCCAGTAACACTGGTTCCGAAGTTTACTCCCACACGAAGAATGGGCTGACCAGCACTGTTGTAGTCCATGGCCTGAGTTAAATCCCCTAATTGATAGTTGGGATAGGGATGTCTGTAGCCTGTTTCTGTTGGATTTGCCATATCCTTAATTGTTTAACATCAAGTGTTCTTAAATGTTGTACTATTTTGATTTAATGCACTCTGATAAACAGTACCGCATTCTGTCACTGTAATTGTAGTGCTTCCGCCTGCTACTGGCAATACGCTAATTTTTTTATCAATTCCGCCCATATTAATATAGGTTGGAAAATTAGCAGGAATCATTGCACCTACATTGGCAGATAGTGTGGCCGGTGCATCTATAGCATAAACACAGGCTGCATTTGCTAGTACTTTAACTTTTGTACTATTAATAGTAGTAGTGGACCCCGCCACATTAGCTGCTGTTGTTGTTACTATTGTATAACTGGCCATATCTTAAAATCCTATTATTATTGTTATTTATATAAATGTTGGACACTTACTCCTGCCCCAATTGCCATTCCTGATCCTATTGTTATGGTTATTTTTAACTTATCTTAGTGTAACCGTAACGAACAATTACAGCGTTGCCGCTGGTGTTGTTGATGCCAAAGTCAAATCTATTGGTAGTTGAACTGGGGGCTACATTGCTTCTAACTATGGTATTGGCTGTGCCTGTAAACTGATTGGGTATGCTGGTAAAGTCAATGGGCGTTCCACCACCGTTGTAGACCCAGGCATACTGAGCACCCACAACAGGCACATTGGTGTTGGTAACAGTAACAGTGGCATTCCATACCAAGATACCATTGGGAATATTGCAATCAACCCACATGCTATATGTGCCGCTACTTACAGTGAAACTCTGGGTGCTGTTTCCCGCGGGCACAGTCCACGATCCTGTTACTTGAGTAGCAACATTAGATAATGTATAACCATTACCAATAAAGTTAGTGGCTGTAACATTGCCTGTGGTACTGATATTGCCACCAGCGATGTTGCCACTGACACTTATTGTGTTGCCATATGTGATTTCTTTTGATGTGGTGTTGTAGAATACAACTTCAGCCACATTGGCCACATCATTGCGGACAGGTGCCACAGTAAATGTGTTGGCAGTGGTTTGTTGTAGGGCTGTATCTGTGGCATTGATGATGATTGAATTGTTGCCCTGATTCAATTCACCAGCATAGTAACCAATGGCCACTGCGGCTGTGCCTTGTGCGTTACTACCAGCCAAGTAACCAATGGCCACTGCACGATTTCCTTGTGTGGTAGCACCAGAGTCTGTGCCAATGGCCACTGCGTGGACGCCTTGTGTGTTTTGACCAGCACTGGCACCAATGGCCACTGCGGCATTGCCTTGACTGGCATTCCCGGCCAAGTGGCCAATGGCTACTGCGAGTTCGCCTTGTGAACTTTGTCCGGCCTGCGTACCAATAGACACTGAGTTGTCGTCTTGATTTTCTCTTCCAGCCCGGTAACCAATGGCCACTGAATCTTCACCTTGATCAGTCTCGCCGGCCTCTAAGCCAATGGCTATAGCACCACTGCCTTGCCCTGAAAACCCAGCTTCTTGACCAATGGCCACTGCGTAGGCACCTTGTGCGTTGCCGGCTTCTCGACCAATGGCCACTGCTCCAATGCCTTGTGAGGTTATGGCAGCTTGGAAGCCCATGGCCACTGCATAGTTGCCTTGTGATGTTTCACC